GTGATCTCAAGGGCAAGGCTGTTCAATCTTCCATATTCACCACGTAGTCTACCGCCGACCCTGCCCCAATCAGCGAAATCCATCTGCGCCCTACCGCCCCTGCCAATCATTGCGCTGATACCGTGACCATCTTTGATCTCTCTTGCGAGCTGCGTCTGCCACTGCGCCATTTCAATATCGCCATCGAGGAAGCGCTGCGTTATCCGATTGATGTTCGGTTCAGTGAATTTCTCGCCATAATTCTCAGAAAGCCGAAGAATGGTTGCCTCACTTACGATGCGCTTAGTCTGGGTATTGCGATATCGTGCGAGACCTGGACTCCACTCGTAGCCTGGTTCGTCTTCGGCTGCGAGTTGGTAGAGGGTTGAGTGAAGGTAATCGCTAACTGTTATCACTGCCTGCCGTCCCGCTTGGCTTATATGCTCCGATTGTGGTTATGTTTATCAATTCGCCATTTGCGCCCGGCAGATATTCTCTGTGAAGGTCTATGGACTTTTTGTCTATTATGTTTTTATCATTGACTGTTTTTACTATCCTTTTACAAGCATTACAGATTATTTGCGTCCACATTCTCTTGTCTTCAAATATCTGCCTGATAGTAAATACTTTTTGATTACCGCAATCAAAGAATGGGCATGTGATAATATCACTCATCCTCCACCACCTTCGCATCCAGTAGCTTCGCAAATCTCGGCTCTTCCTTCCGCATTGCCTTCTTGAACTTTCGCATGAACCGGTCGACATCTTTTTGTGTGATCTGGCTTTCAGGTCTAACATCAATCATATTTTCACCAGGCGCTGGAATGAAGTTGCGCTTTGCTAATTCTCCCCATTGATATTGTATATTCAATCCCGCTCGCGATCTTTGCATCATGGTTGACTTTTCCGGGTCAATACCCATCTTGATTAGTTCTTCATGGATCATGTCGGTATTTATAATTCCGGCCCTTGCCATCTCCACATCCTCCAGGGCGTCCTCAGCCTCATCTTCATCGACTTCCTGATCTGGCACTTCCTCAGTCTCCTCTGCGTCCTTGACCACTTCAGGAAGTATCCCTGATGCCCGGCGGATTGCCAGCAAATCATCGGTTGTCAATTCCGTTATCAGCTTCATTGCTGTAGCAAACTGTGAGAGTTCGGGTAGAGCAATATCTTTAGCTACGGGCACCGCTTTTGCTATCGGCCTGCTGGTCATTCCAGGGAAAGCGTCCGGGTTCATTGTGAACAATCGAGCGCCGAATTGCCGATCAAATTGATCCACAAAACCTTCCATCATGGCGTTGAAGTAGAATACTGCCATCTCTGAACTATCGGATACGGCGGCGAATGATCCTGTTCCGCTGATGGTTGACATCGCAACGCCTTGCATGCTAAATATCATCAGCTTGGTAATTGCATAGAATTTGATCGTCTTGAGGATTGATTCAGCAACAGAGAATGTAACGTCTTTGAATTCACCTTTTACACCTTTCGGCCAGGTGGTGTAGTTCCCCTCCTGTGCCGTTGCTACCGCCCTGGCAATGCGCTTGATCTTAGTTGCGTCCGCATCGCTCAATGTCCCATCATACGTTATATCCAGGTATCCCGCTGCGTGCTCATACCCTATCCCCTGAACAATCTCCAGTCCGTACTTGTACTGTTCCAATCTCCAGATTGGTTCAAGTCCAGCCAGCCCTTCCGGGTTGTTAAGGTCACCGTATTTGATGTGAATTGAGTTCTCAAGCGGGATCTTGACAGATGGCGTGGAAGATGATAAATCCATTTGCTCCATTCCAAGCAAGCGCCCGGTATCTTTGTCGATGTCCCACTTGTAAAATGATGAATGATCCCGGAAGGCGAGCCTGCGGAAACCTATCAGCCCGTCGTCGTATTGTGATTTCCAGGGGTCATCACCAGGAGCGTTCCAGTCTGGTGACCGGATGCCTGGCAGAGCCTCCCACCATGCCCAGCCCATGAAGGGCACATAACTGGTCAGCGTTTCCAAGAAACCGGCGATACCGCCCGTTATATCATTAGTCGCCTGCTCTGCAAACTCTTTCGCCTTCTTGTCATCCGGCGTCGGGTTTTCCACCGTCTCCCAGGTGATCGAGACCGACCGGGCAAACGTGGTGAACGCCTGGCGGACAATGGATATTTCCGGGTCCGATCTGCGTATCCTGTTGTAGAGAGGGTATACGGCTGGCCAGTACAACTTGGCATTGTAAGCCTTCTCAATAAATCCGGCTGTTTCTTGCAAACCATCAGTTCCTATTTCTGTGAATTGTTTAGCCATTGTCTATTATCCTTTGCAGCCTTACAAGGTCTTTATCGTTGTCCATTGCCCATTCAGCATATTCCGCAATATCACTAAAAGACATCGGTTTTCCCTCTTCGTCTAACAATTGCCTTGACGCATCAAATACGTGACGAAAATTATCGATTGTCAACCTTGTGTCTTTTTTCCCATCCCTGAAAGCGTTATCCATCATCGCCACCTACTCAAATCTTCAAAATCCTCAATCGTGCCGAGGTCGTCTGTATTAGCCCAGGAGAGCATACCGCCATCGAGCATGAGTTCTGTAAACAACCAAACCATTGCATCATAATTGTCCGGGCTGTCAGGATCGCCTGGTACATAAGTCCGCATCTGCTCTTCAAGGTCTTCGAATGTTCCAACATGGTGCAATCGCTTATTCTCATAAATCGCCGCTATCGGTTCTGCTCGTGTGTACTTTCCTTTAGTCGCTCTGACTGATTTGTAATTGGCAAACTCACCGCCGGGAATGTTGATAATCACGTTCTCGATCATGTCGCCGCCGTTGTTTATTTCGCCAACCATCACATCAGCACCATATTTATTATAGCATGTAATTGCTGCTTTTCCCCATACAACCGGCTTGCCTGGTCGAGATACGTCTTCGAGTACATAGCCGTGTATCTGGCCGTCGCCGGTCTTGTTAGAGATGCCGCCTACGATAATACCGTGCGTGCCACTGGTCGCAGCCGGATCGATTGCTACGCCAATCCGGTACAAAGGTGGGTGCGCGGTCACCCTGCAATCCTCAATTAGTTCGCTTGTCCACAAAGCACCGGGCACGTCCTCCTCGTCTATCGACATGATCTCCATTTGAAACGCCTGGTGTGTCATGTCATCAGTAATATCCTTTAGCGCATCCTTGCTGATGTGCGGGTTTGCGTGCGACGAATAAGAGAAATAAGCCCATCGCCCAGTGGTATCAGCTTGCGCCTTTTTGAACATTTTACGAGCGTGTAAAGCGCCCCTTAATTTCTGCGTGAATATGAACATCGCATCGCCGTCATTATCAAGCAGCATCGGAGCGCCGACCTCGTTCCAGGCTTCCTCTTTCATAAGTTGGTATTCGTCCAGGATGAGGAAGTCAGCGTAGTCGCCCCGCATGGTATCAGCATTCCAGGCAGTCTTGGCCTTGATACGGGTTTCAGTGCCGGGCAATTCCAGGATGTGCTTCGTCTCGTTCTTGTATATCACCCCGCTCTCTATGCCATTCTCTAATGCAATCTTGCAAACTTTCCAAAACCTATCGACCTGCTCTTGCGTAGGGACAGCGTAGAGAATGCGCCTGCCTGATGCAAATAATTTCACTGCTATAATCGCAGCGAGTACCGTCTTACCGAAACGCCTGCCAGCCCTGACAACCTTGCGCTTGGCCTGACTTTCCTGAATTACTCGCTGAGCATCGTGGACTTTTGGTATCCCTATGTCTACAACAAGCTCATCAGACTGAATCATCTTCTATTATCCTAAATGCCACTTTGCTGTATGTTGAAATCTCTTGCTTTTCAGTAAATAGTTTGTGGTGTTTGCCAATGTGAATAAGCGCCGTTTGCCCATCGTACAATTCGATCTTCGGGCCATGAGCTGTCGCTGTGATTGACTTTACCAGATAGCCGTGCTCCTCGATTGCATCCCAATTCAAGCTCAATCTACTTTCTTCGTATCCGTCTGCATTCGTGAAAGTTTCCTTCCTGACAAACATACTGATGTTCATTCTTGCTTGTTCAGCCAGGCGAATTAGCACTTCGTCGGCCTCCATTGCTTTCACACCCACCCGCTCTTTGATTTTCGCTTGAATAACAACATTTGTCAACAGCCTTGCGCCTGATTGTTGAGAATGAGCATAGCCCGCTTTCCTCGCGGCATCAGACGCATTACCCGTCTTGAGATACCCTTCAAGAAACAATTTCTGCCTATAATTCAAACCGGTCTTGAGGTCTTTGACCTGTGATTTGTTTATCATTGTCCTCTAATTTGGAAACATGCGCCCTACACTCAATATCAAGATAAACTCCATCAATCTTGGTCATCCCTAACTGAGCTTGAGCCATAATCGATTGTTCTATTGCCGGTGTGTCGAATGTGAACCTTGGTGATCCGTCAGCCATGTTCTTCGAAGTCACAAACAGGCCCTGAAATCTTATGACTGGCCTGTCGTCTATACCCGCATCGTATAGCGCTTTAGGTTCGCTCATCTCACAACCCAATCAATAAACATGATAATTATAATCAATATTAGCAATCCCCACGTTATGATCGCATCAATGCGTTGCCTGTTCATGATTTTATCATTGTAGCATATATCATCATATCCCCACCATTATCCTCGGAGGTGTAGGGATAAATTCATTCTGTGGTCGCCACATATGAAGGCAAGTATTACAATTATTGACATAATCAGCTTTGGCCGGATGATACTGTATGACAACTTCATCCTCCCGGAAAAACAAATCTTTGACATAGCACATCTCTTCCCATGTCGGCGTTCTGCTCTTCAGGCTGACTGACACATGATCCCATTCGCCCCCATCACTAGCAATCACGAACAGTGATTTATTCTTGTAACGCAGCGTGAATGCGCCATTCATCCCGTATGTAGCCGTCGACGCCCCTCGACCTGCAATTATCCGCTTTCGTTCTAATTCAGCTGGTACTATTGCTTTCATCATTCAACCTTCTCCTGGGCTCCCGCTAATTTCAACAATCGTGAAACCCTCTCGCATCGTGGGCAATCAGGATCACTTCCCATGAATTTACATCTCTCATTATGTGCAACGAGGTAGGTCTGAATTATTGACTTTTTCAATTGGTCGATCTCTGTATTCAATCCATCTACCCACACAGCAAACTCGATCAGATTATCAAATTTCTTGTTTCCAACCGTAATCACGCCAAGGAAAGAATATTCTAGGAGCATCCTGCCTTGGTCACCCTCAACCTCTAAAAGCGGCACACGCTCAATTGCTATTGCTTGCTTTACTTTGCCAATCATTCAACCTCCACCATCCACTCATGCCCCAAATATCTACCAAGCTCATTCACCGCCTCATTCCACCAACTCAAATATAGTGCCTTCTAGGTCACGCAGCTTATATTGCAGCATCTTTATCTTGAGCCTGGCGGTATCACTCATGGCCCTTCCCTTTGTCGCGCCTTTCACGTCTTCAACGACCATGATCCGTCTATCCTTATCATAATACCTAAAGTCGGCCACGTATATAATCGGCCTGATACTTTTTCCCTTATA